ATGCCCTTCCGCTCGTCCTGAGTTGTCGGTGGAAAAGCCGAACGCATAGCCACCCTCGGGTGTGCGAAGCTCCTCGCTCATGAAACGCCAATGCGGGAAGCGATGCTGATAGACCTTCACGGCGCCCCAGAGCTGCTTCTCGATCTGCATCCATGATCCACTCGTGAAGATGCACTGTCCGCGCGGGAACTCATGCAGGAACCAGAGCACAAGCGGAGCCACAAGGCGCGCCGTTTTGCCGCTGCCGTTCGCCGCGACTACGCTTGTCGGTTGTTCCATCGCGACCGACTCCATGGCTTCGCACTGCCAAAGGTATGGCGTGATTCCCAAGACTCGGACGCAGAACTCAGTCGGGGTCATTTCTTCGCCTTTGCTCGTGCGATTTCGACGAGGGTAGAAAGGTTTTTGTCTTGCTCGACCGACAGCGGTAACTGCATGACTGGTGATCCATCTGGTCCGCTGATCTCCTGCTTGTCTGCCTGCCCTAGCATGTTCTTGCCGAGGAAGATGAGCATGGTCACATTGCCAGCGAGTGCCACCTCGATCTGTTTTTTGCGCAGTCGGGTTTTGCCATTCTCACGCCCTTTTGCAATTACCTCCGCAAAATGACGGTCAAGCGTATCAACTGAGCATCCTACGATTGCCGCGATTTCCTTGTTTGGACATCCGATGCCTGCCAGCTTTTCGACAAGATCGCCATCGATCTCTAGCTTTGGTCTGCCTGCTTTTTTTGGTTTTTCACTCATGAGTCGTCGGATTGGAGCGCGGAGGTCAGACTTGCACTGCCCTCTCCCTGCTGGATGCAAGGCGCATCGACTGCGATGCTTTCCGCGCGTTTTGGTTTGCCGAGATACATTCCCGCGCCGCGACGCTCAATTTCACTAAACGGTAAAATCGGAACTGTCAAGCGCGATTTTGCGGCAGGGTTCAAGAAGTAGATGTAGCGGAGCTGGAAGCCGGGTATGATTGTGCCTTTTGTGGCTTTGCGATATGCCTCGAGGTCGTATTTGCCGCCAGTGATTTCGTAGTAGGATTTCCCGCCAAGCTCTTCACGTCTCGATGTCGGGTTGCTTTCAAGTGTCATTTTGTGGATTACCACGCCATCACCACGCCGCACGAGATTCATGCTCGGGTTAATCCCAGTCAGCACAAACCCGCTTGCTCGGTAAATCGTTCCGTCTCCGCATTGTGTGCCGTCGGCAAAGCTCACCACCCATTCAATATGAGGATACGTCTTTCGAATCAATCGCATCGCCACAGCAATCGCCCTGCTTTCGGAATTACGAGGAAGCCAGTCCGCAAACGCCATGCGGTTTAGTTCCAAGAATCCGTTCCATCCCGTATTTTCAACTAGACCTTGAATTTTACGCTTGTCGAGCGACGGTCCGAACTGCATTGCGCCGCCGCATTTTCCATCAAGAAAGACGCCAAAATGCAACTGCGAGTTTTGCACCACCTTGCCCGAGTAATGGCACGACTTCACAATCCGCGCGGCGTCCTGCGAGCTGATCGGCTTTACGATGATTTCTTTTGCGCTCATGCTCGGTTGAATGATTGACAGATGAAAGCTAGTGCGTTGCCGTTGCTGTTTTCGTTCACGGCTGACTCGCCATGTCCCATGCTTTTTGCTTTTGCGATTGCCGCTTGCACGTCCTCGGCTTGCTCGTCGTGGACAGTGAATGTCATTTGCTGAAACGGTTGTTTGTCGCCATCCGCTAGTTCTGGCATCCCAGCTTCTTCCACATCGAACTGCCCTAGCTCCTCATCGGTGAATCCTGTCAGGTTCAAATCAAAATCCAACTCCCGTAAGTCTGCCAGTTCCAATGACAGCATCGTTTCATCCCATCCGCTATTCAGTGCCAGCTTGTTGTCGGCGATGACGTAAGCCTTGCGCTGCGTCTCTGTGAGGTGATCGAGCCTGATGCACGGCACCTCGGCGAGTCCGAGCTTCTGCGCTGCCATGATGCGACCGTGTCCGGCGATGATGCCGTTTTCGCTGTCGATCAGGACAGGGTTAGTAAATCCAAACTCTCGGATGCTGCCTGCAATCTGTGCCACTTGTGCCTCGCTATGTGTCCTGCTATTCCGCGCGTATGGGATCAGTGAGTCGGTTTTGAGTATTTCTATTTTCGGTTTGTTTTTCATGACGTAGTTTTCTCTTGACGTGTTTTTTTCTGTTGGTAAAATCTTGTTTATCACATCCTTAGCGCCTGTCTCAGCGCATCGAGTGTTGGTTTGCCGTCTCTGCCGATTGCCTGCGGTCCGAGCCTGTCGGTGATCGTCTGCCGTGCCTCGTTTGCCAGTTCGGGCGTGAGGTCGTCAATGTTTGCATCGACTCCAGCGTTGAATTGCTTTCCGAGGTCAACGCCGAATTGCGCGACGTTCGGAGCTTTGACTCGCTCGCCTTTTCGAACCAGCTTGCGGCGCTCGGCTTCGGCACGTTTGACCGGCTCTTGGATCATGTATGAGTTAAAGCCAAACGGACCCCATGGCACGTCGAAGCCGCCGATGTCTGCTGCGTTTTGGAACTGCCAATAGGCGAAGTCATCCCATCGTCTCACGTCACCCTCAGCTTCGACATGGCGCTGCCGCTTGATGCGAGCACCTGGTCGTCGAACGAAGCGTGCCGCGGGATTGAGATTGAGCCAGTCCTCATTGCGCATCCTGCCCTGCCATTGAGCGAAGGTTGATGCTTGTTCGAGGTTGGTATTGTAAATGAGTTGTAAGCGAGCGTTTGAAATAACGTTGGTGATTTTCTGATCCTTGTAGTCTGCCGGTGTTGCCAGTCCTTCCTGAATCAAAAACTCTGCCGACTTCTCACGGAACTTGGCGAGTCCTGTCTCTTTATAGGCTGTCACGATCTCCCCTGTATTTACGTCCACGATCTCCTCTGTGGCGTCCTCTTGCCAGTCCAGCAACATGTTCCGCATTTTGTTCAGAACGCGCGCTGAGGTCACTGTAGCGCTGAAAAACGAGCGATTGCGAATTGCCGGTGCCATCGCTGACCATTCGCGCCATCGGAACCACGACGGCGTGACTTTGCGCCGTGAGAGGTTTTCGACTGCTTGCAGGAATGCGTTCATTTCGTTGATTCTGCGCTGGTCAGTTCGGCGATTGCTCGCTTGCCTGCTGCGGTCAGGTGGTATGTCGAAGGTCTGCCAGCTCGCTTGGCAATGTAGCCCTTTTGAGTCAGGCTCCAGAGCTTGTTATTGACAAAAACCAAGCTTGCTTTGGCTTGAGTGGCGATCTCACGCATGGTTCTCCCATCGGTGATGACGAAGATTTGCGCTTCGCTGATTCCGATTCCGAGCATGTAGAGTTTGCCGACAATGGCATGAACCGTGGTAGTGGTCACGCAAGCAACATACAGAAATTCGAGCGGTTGGCAAGCGTGAAATCGGATCGAGTTCGCCCCTGCTCCTCGCGCCTGAACATGCGGGAGCAGAGGCGTTAGTTCCCGTCCATCACTCGATGGGGAGATTGTTGATTGCCGCTTGCACGGCATCATAAGCGCTGATCATGGCTCTGGCTTTCTCGATCTTCTTGCAGTTCGACCAGACCGTATCATGACCGGCGCTGAAAACTAGTCCGATCCGAGCGAATGTCCAGCCTCGGTCACGCATGACAGCCTGCACGACTGCTCTGGCATCCGCTGCTTCCTGAAGTCTTGTCTTTGTTGTGACGAGATCAGGATCGACGCCCATCTCGGCGCTGACGATTTCGATGATGTCGGAGATTTTCATGGTTTTTGTTTGTGTCGTTTCCTCATCCCATCCCATTGTTGGCGCGGGGTCATGCGTCAAATCTCTCGCAAGATCCTAGTTTGTATTTACGTTTTGCCAAGTTGCGAAAAGCTGGATTCCAGTGGTTAAACCCAATTTTTTTTGCACAGTCATGAATTTTCCTAAGCGTTACAAGTCGCGGAGAAAAATGACTTTTTGTGATAATCCGCGCAACATGCGCTTGTTTTTGTTTATTAGTCATTGTTTCAATCTGCGCCTTTGTTGGCTGCGGCAATGGTTCTGGTTCTGGCTCTTCGCATCCGCATTTGCTGCATGTTAGCAAGTTGCTAGTGCAAGCACTGCATGGCGGGTTTATGTGACATGAGCAATTCTCGACTTGCGGATATTGCATGATGCCTTGATGGCATTCGGGACATTTGCATCCCTCTTCAAATTTATTATTCATGTTGCGTGTTGATGGTTTATTTTGTTTTTTACTCATGGTTTTTGTTTGTGCCGTTTTCTCATCCCCTCCCACGATAATTCGTAGGCTCTCTCCCATGCGGGGTTGCGATTGACTATCAACACCCACCAAATGCTCCTGCGCTTGCGGAAAACGTGCGAGATCCGCGCTTGCTTTTGTTTGTTTTTCATGGTTTCAATTCTTCTAACGCTCGTTTCATTTGCCCAATTTCTTCTTCCATGCGCTCGGCTCTGATGCGGTTCGATCGCGTATCTCTGCCTAGATTTGAATCATAATCGGCTAGTAATTCCTCGGTGTTCTCGATGCCAATTTTTAGAGCATCACGCGCTGCATAGATAACGTCTTTTGGCAACGTCCACATTTCTGGTTGATATGTTTGGTTTTTCATTTTTCCTCCTTCCATTGCCAAGTTGTTTCTCCATCTGAGTCAACCACGTATTCAGCGTGTCCGCGCTCTATGGCTTGTTTTTGGATGTCGCCACTATCAGCACCGACAAACATTAAATATGTCGCATTGCAAACAAAAGCAATAACAGCAATACAATAAGTGCCAAATATGTAATCCATATAATCAGTAGTCTTCATTTTCTATTTCAATTTTCCCGCTAGTTGTTTGTAATTCTGCCATGGCTCGTTTCAAATAAACAGCCATGTCTAAACATTCCTCATAGGCATGTTGCAACCATTGCGTATGTGACAGCATGTTTTCCGCAACGGTAGTGCCATACTTGGCAATGCCTGCTTGCTGACGCTTGGCGATGTCATCGCATACTAGGGCTTCGATGCCCCTTGCTTGGTCGCCGCCGCCTTTCCACGCAAGCGCATCCTGCCAGCCATGGCGGTAGGTCTGAGCGTAGGTTTGCAATCCGCAACGCCCAACGTGCTTGCGATACGCATCAGCAATCGCATCTTGCATGTCGAACTTTTTGCTGGTGTCAGCAATATGATCAACCCACTCCAGCAAGCTGTCTTGCCAGTCGGTAGCGTAGGGAGGGTGGTTTAACCGCTTAGGTATCCCTCCACCTCCCCAAATGCTATCCCACCCTTTCCTCGATGGCTGATTATCGTGGTGAATCACCTTACCGTTTGCATTCTGCGCGATATACCTTGGATTCTCAATCCCTGCCGCTTTACAGGCTGCGAGCAGCGACTCTGATAGTTGTTGTTCTGGTGTGTTCGGCAGCGAATTGATCTTGCGGCGGAATTGACGGTGTGACGTG